GATCAAAAGAATCTCAAGCTAATTCTTATAGAACACTCATAAAATTTGAGAATATAAAAAAAGCTGATAGCAATGCAAAAGCATCCATGGGTATTTTTAAAGCTATTACAAAAACATTTGATTTGAATACAAAAAGTTTTAGTAGCACTGTTTTTAATTTAAAACAAGTATTTGATAAACTTATAAAGCCAGCAGAAGGTAAAGTTCAATTAACAAATACGGATGATTTTATTACAAAATATGGTGAGGGGGTTCCAAAGCAATTCTTTACATTGAAAGACACATCACGTCCTGACACGTTTATTGATACAGCTATGGCAATACGTAATTCATTTACCGTATTGTTAAACTCAGATGTTACGCGTATTCTCATTCACGGTGATACTGGTTTAAAAGTTGGTGATCTAATTACGCTTAACTTTTCCAATGCTTCTGGTACAACGGAACAAAAGAGGGATGATACAATGATGTCTGGTAATTATCTTATTATTAGACTGAGACATATGATAACACCAAGCACAAAAAACAAACATGAAATTTCATGTGATTGTGTGAAGATGGGAATTTAAAATGGCAGTACAAAGCGTAGGCGAAGAAGGGTTCAGATGGTTCATTGGTGTTGTAGAAGACCGCGATGATCCTTTAAAACAAGGCCGTGTAAGAGTTCGTATCTACAATGTGCATGGTGATATAGTCGAAACACCAAAGAACACATTACCTTTTGCTGTTGTGTTAATGCCAGGTTTCAGCGCAAGTTTAAATCAAGTTGGTGTATCAGCAACAGGACTCCAAATAGGTTCTACCGTTGTTGGATTTTTCATGGATGGTAATGACACCATGATGCCTGTTATATTTGGTGTAATGCCTGGTCAAAATGATATGCCTAAATTAGCTGCAGGACAAAGTACAATAAACAAACAGCTGTTAGGACCTGAACCAGCAAACGCATTTAACGCAAGATACCCATACAACAAAGTAACAAAAACAGAGTCTGGTCATGTTATTGAGATAGATGACACACCAAATTTTGAAAGATTACACACATACCATAAGAGTGGAACATATAGCGAGATTGATCATACTGGTCAACGAGTAAACAGAATTGTTGGAGATGATTATGAAATTGTTGAAAGAAACAAGACCATCTACATAAACGGTAATGTAAATATCAATGTAAAAGGCAGCTACTCGTTAAATGTTGATGGTCCTATATCAATCAACGGATCAACTGTTAACATAAACAACGGAACACAAGGTGCAGCAAGAGTGGGTGATACAGCTGATACTCAAGATAATGGTGATTTGGAAGGTACAAATATAATTCAAACTGGCTCAAACACTGTGGTCATTGGAGGCTAAAATGGCAATTGTAGTAAAAAGAACATTAGATAAATTACGCACAATTCAGCCCGAATACTATTCGGATTTCCTAGATAATTTTGAAGTGGATTTGGTTAAGCAGGATTTGTTTCGTAACACAAACGAAGAGGCAGTAAAGACATCTATTCGTAATTTGCTTCTTACAAATAGAGGAGAGAGATTATACAAAGCAAATGTCGGTAGTGATATACGTGCTGTTTTGTTTGAAAACTTCTCACCCGCTATGGAATCCGTTGTTGGTGATCTTATCAAAACAGCGGTTGAAAACTATGAGCCAAGAGCAAGAATAATAGATGTTGTTGTTGCAAGTGATATTGATGAACATTTTCTTTCCATTACCATTATTTTTAATGTAATAAATAAAGAAGCACCCGTCACTCTCGAACTCATTCTAAACAGGATTAGGTAAATGGCCAACAACACAATTGATTTGGTTGGTTTAGATTTCACAAGTCTTAGAGACAACCTGAAATCTTTTCTACAAAACAACACACAATTCAAAGATCTCGACTATGAGGGTTCAAACATAGGTGTACTCCTTGATGTCCTTGCGTATAACACATACCTCAATGGTTTCTATACCAATATGGTCGCAAGCGAGATGTTCCTGGATTCCGCACAACTAAGAGATAGTGTTGTTTCGCATGCAAAAGAGCTCAACTATATCCCACGCTCATTTAATTCAGCTCAAGCAAAAATAACTGTTGACATTGCACCAACATCAGCTGTATCGTCCGTTGTCGTTCCTCAGTATACCTCCTTTACTTCTCGTGTTGGTTCTAACACTTATACGTTTGCCACCAATGAAGCTTTGGTATTAACGAATAGCAATAACGGTGTGTTTTCAACTACACTAACGGTATATGAAGGTATTGTTGCAACAGAGACATTTGTTGTAAATCTATCTAACACACAACAACGTTTTGTACTATCCAACCCTACTGTTGATACTTCTTCTATTACTGTAACTGATTATGAAGATGGTGGTCAAAACATTATATCATATGTTGTTGCAGAGGATATTCTTGCTGTTACAAATACATCACGAATTTTCTTTGTCCAAGGTGCTGAAAACCAACAGTATGAAATTGTTTTTGGTGATGATATTTTTGGTAAAAAACCAAAAGATGGTGGTACGCTTGTAGTTAAGTATAGAGTTAGTTCAGGTGAGTTGCCTAACGGTGCTTTTGTTTTTGTTACTGATAGCGCAATAGATGGACACACAAATGTAGCTATCACAACTGTAACCTCCGCGTCTGGTGGTTCTGTTAGCGAGACAATTGATTCTATTAAATACAACGCACCTCGTTCTTTCCAAGCACAAAACAGAGCAGTGACTGCACAGGATTATGAGACTTTACTGACAAATAACTTTTCCGATATACAAGCGGTAAGTGTATATGGTGGTGAAGATACTGATCCACCCCAGTATGGTGTTGTATACATTAGCGTGGATGTGTTTAACGCTGACGGTGCTCCATTATCACGTAAAAACATATATCGCGACTTTTTATTGGGTAAAACACCGTTGACAATTCGAACAGAATTTGTTGATCCTACATTCATGTACATTAATGTGAATACCAATATTCTCTATGACATAAACAATACTTCTAAATCTACTTCTGATATATCAACTCTTGTGCAAGCAGCAATAAGCAGCTACAGCCAAACCTATCTAGAAGATTATAAAGTAACAATGTTTTACAGTGCTTTGGTTGATGCAATAAACCAAGCAGATACAAGTATTGTAAGTAATGATACAAGCGTCTCTATTGCAGTAAGAATTATTCCTACAACAGGTGTTAATTTTAACACCACAATAGAAACCCATAACGAACTGGTTGCTCGAACTGGTTCCGTTTTAAGTATAGCGGAAGCACATCACGGTATTGCCTTAACAAGTTCACCTTTTACATATTTAAATGCGTCTTGTATTCTTGTTGATGATTTGCAAGGAAATATTTATATTGCAGCTCGCAAAACGGATTATATTGTTGAGTTACTTGTTAAAACAGGCACAATAAATTACACAACAGGTAAGATGTTATTAACCAATTTTAACGTATCTGCCTATGAAGGTAACTACATAGAGTTGATCTTCACTCCGGCGTCTAAAAACATTTATGGTTCTAAGAATGTTATTATGGAAATTGCACCTATTGATGTAACAGTTAATGTATCCGGTATTAAACTATGATAGATATTGAAAACGTTGTTTCTCCTCTTATTAAAAATCAATTTCCTGAATTTTATATAAATGAAGGACCTCGTTTTGTTGACTTTGTTCAACAGTATTATGTGTGGCTAGAATCACAAAATAAAGCGCTTAACAGATCGCGTAGTCTTTTCAATTACAGAGATATAGACAAAACTTCTTCTGAGTTTATTACACTGTTTAAGAAAAAATATCTTGAAGGTATACCTTTAAACACAGTAGCAAATACACAATTACTTACTAAACATTCAATTGATGTGTATAGTGCTAAAGGCACAGATACTGGTATACAGGTTACACTGCAAGCATTATTTAATGAGCCTGCTGAAGTTTATTACCCAAGCCTAGATTTGCTTAAACCATCTCATGGTACATGGGAGCAACCTGTTTATCTTGAACTTTCTATATCATCAAGAACAGCAGGGTTTTTAGGTAAACAAATTATTGGAAATGCATCAGGCGCAACAGCGTTTATTGAATCACTTGTCAAAAAAAGACTAGCAGGCAAATACATTCAGGTAGCCTATCTATCATCGGTTGTGGGTAATTTTAGAACTGGTGAATTTGTTACAGGGATGGATAATCAAACCTATCAAGATGCACCATCGGTTATAGGATCTATGACTGATCTAACAGTAGTATCGGGCGGTGCAAATTTTAATGTGGGTGATATTTTTGAAGTTACGTCTAGTAGTGGTAAACAAGGTAAAGCTCGTATCACAGAAGTTAATAATGAGACAGGTAAGGTAAATTTTATTTACATTAGTGCTTTAGAGAGTGGTGGGTGGGGCTATAGCATAGCACATGCTAACGTGCTTGTTGCTTCAAAAATGTTACAGGTTACGGGCGTAACAAATTCCAATACACAGGTAACATCATTCTCTCAATTTGAAACAGTAACACAACAATTAGCTAATCTTGCTTATAGTACAGCCCGTCCAAACAATGCTAATTATACCGTCGGAGCTGTAATAGAAAATTACTACAGCAATGGCGTTGTTTCTGCTAACGCCACAATTGTAGCTACAGGATTAACAAACTCCACGTCGGGTTTTGTAATCATCTCTCCTAATTTTGGTAACGTTGCTGTTAGTGATAGTGTATTTGCTATCAAGGGAGCAGGTACAGAAGCTACATTCAATGCTAATTCAGGTGTCGCTAATTCCACAGAATATATTACCACAACTTCTGCACATGGTTTTGTTAATGGTGATATTGTTGTTTATTCCATCCTTACCGGTAATACAGCACTATCTGCTTTAAGTACAGGCGCAGCCTATTTTGTTAAAGCAGCAAACAGCACAGCGTTACAGCTTTCCGATACAGCAAACGGTACGTCAATTAATCTAACTGCAGGTATAAACCAAACAGGACATATACTTAAAAAATCGTTAGGTTCTGGTGTAATAACAGTATATAATGATAGAACCTCATCAGCTAAACTAATTAAAGCTAACACAGAATACGTTGGTGTTGTTAATGTAACAAGTAACGCATTCTTAGTAACCCCTTATGCCAAACTTGTTGGTGCTATCTCCAATACAACAGCAACCATTGCAAATACAAGCACTGGTACGGGAGCAACATTTAACATCGGTCTATTGACTGATACTGAATCTGTTTTTCTTTCTCCTGATTTTGTATCTAGTAACAATACCGCTAATGTTAAATTTTATACAATAAATTTAAATGCAAACAATTCAGGTTTACTACATGGAACATCACACGTTCTGAGTACGGGAGACATTTGTTACGGTGGTCTTGGATTTGTAAAATATCCAAATTCCTCTATTGATAGTACGTTGCTTGATTGTCTACGTTTTGATGCTACTACTATTGGATCTATTGCAACAATAACGGGTCTCAATACAGGTTCAGATTATAATGTTGATCCTTTTGTTGTTGTTGTAGATGAGTTTGTGTATGGGTATGATAAGCATGATTATATCATGCAACTAACACCTATTACAGGAGCGTTTGTTGTTGGTGAGCAAATTCAACAAACGTACAGCAATGCAGCCATTCAACTAACGGTAAACAATTTTACTGGCACAGCTGCCAATGGAACAGCTACAACTACGGTTACGACAAATGAAAAAGTATTTCAATCTTATGCAAATGGAGCTGATCGTGCTTATGGTTTTGTTATAGAGGCTGGTATATCAGCTGGTACTGGTACAATAAAACTTCGTGATGTTGTGGGGACGTTTATTGTTACGGCTAATAATTCAACACAAATTAAAACAAACACAACCGGCGCGACAGCCAACGCTTCGAGTGTCACAGTAACTACTTTCGCAACAACAGCAAGAGCGATTGTACGTGAAGTATCCAATTCATCCGTTCTTCAACTAAAACGTATTAATCTTGAAAATACGTTTATTGTAGGAAGCACAGTTATTGGTCAAGCATCAGGATCAACAGCCACTGTTATTGATGTCGATCTTAATCTTACAACACCAGCGTTAGGTGTAAATGCTAATATTGTTGCTAATGTGCAAACAGCTAACAGTGTAGCAAAAACGCTAAGTGTTTACGATTCAGGATTTGGATATAATGATCGAGAAACAGTGACACTTACAAAAGACGGTAGCGTGTACTCTATTTCAGCGATTGCATTACATGGTAGACAAGGACAAGGTGCTGGTTTCTATTCTAGTACGCGAGGATTTTTAGATTCTGATAAAAAAATACACGACAACAATTACTATCAAGAGTATAGCTACGAAGTAATAACCAAAATACCCTTTGATAAGTATATTGATGTGCTAAAAAAAGTAATGCATGTTGCTGGAACAAAGGCATTTGGTAGATTGGTATCTGCATCAAATGCAAACACCCAAATGACGGTTATAAATAACATTACAGTTTCTTAAAAAATGTCAATACAACTACTCACAAACTACCTTCGCTTACATAACGTAAAGCAATTTAAAGAATCTATTAGTGAAACAGCTAATAGTGTGTACTATGTGTTTGCAGGTAAACATACACCATACCCAGCGGGTGATGCAAGTGTCCCTGATATTACAAATACCGTTCAAACAACGTTCTATGATTCTTACGAAGATATGGTGTTTGGAAAACGCGTTACACCAACTAATGTTAGTGTAATGGCCCCTCGATACAACTGGACAGCAAACACAAAATATAGTGCTTACCGGAGCAATGAGGACCTATCAACAAAACAGTATTATGTTTGCGTTAATACGGGAGCTTCATTTAGTATTTTCAAATGCTTAGATAACAACAGCAATGCTGCATCTACAACACAACCAGATCCGACCCAGACAGCTCCAAACGATGAGTACTACAGTACCGCTGATGGATATGTTTGGAAGTTTATGTACTCTGTAGATGCAACAACGTTTAACACATATGCAACAACAAATTACTTACCTGTTATAGCAAACACACAAGTTACAGGCAACGCAGTTTCGGGAGCAATTGATGTTATTACTGTTTCTTATAGAGGTTCAAACTATAACACTTATTTAAGCAACACCTTTATTTCAACAGATTTGCGGGTTGGTGGTTCTGGGGTAACATACAACATTGCCAATAACGCAACATCAACGCCTAGTTTTTATACAGGTAGTTTCATATATCTTAAAAGTGGAACAGGTAACGGTCAAGGAAGAAAAATTGTTGATTATACAATTGTTGGATCAACAAAAACAATTACTCTTGAAACAGCTTTTACAACACCTCCCGATGCGACAACTGTATACGAAATTACACCAAGCGTTTTTATTGCTGGCGATGGCGACAACGCAGTTGCACGTGCTTTAGTAAACACATCAGCAGCTAATTCTATATCCGGTATTGAAATTATCAATAGAGGATCAGGTTATTCTTATGCTTCTGCTATTGTGGTTGGTAATACAAGCGGAACATCGAATACTGCAACCTTGTCGCCTATTTTAGGTCCAAAGGGTGGTCATGGATCGGATCCAGAATATGAACTTGGTGGAACAGCTCTTTGTATCAGCGTATCATTTGCTAATAATGAAGCAGGAACAATTCCTATTGAAAATGACTACAGACAAATTGGTATTCTAAAAGATCCTCTTTTTGCCAATGTGGTTATTACAACAGGAAGTTTAACCGGTGGGTTTACCGTTGGGGAAACAATCACTCAGGCAACAAGCAACGCAACAGGTGTAGTTGCAGCATGGGATAGTATCAATACATTGCAATTAACATCTATTAATGGTATTATTGTAACAGGTGCTACGGTTACTGGTGCAAGTAGCAGTGCAACAGCTAATGTTATAACTTTTCAGAACAACGGGCAATCGAAAAATTTTAATACTTTTGATCAACGTGAAAGATATACATACACGCCTATAACTGGGACATTCACACCTGATGAGGTTGTTTACCAAACAGATATTCAATTAACGAATGCTATTTTCCATAGCAACGGTTCGTCTAATATTTATTTGACGCATGTTAGAGGTACCCTAAATACAGGGAACACATTAATAGGACAATCAAGTGGTGCTACAGCCAATTTATTGTTTCGTTATCCTCCTGACTTATTAGTTGGCTCTGGTGAGGTTCTGTATATTGAAAACGAAAGTCCAATTACACGCTCCGCTAGTCAGACTGAAACAATTAAAATTATTTTGCAGTTTTAAGAGAAAAATATGCCATTAGAAAATTCATATAACGTTGATCCTTATTTTGACGACTACGACTCAGCTAAGGACTTCTACAAAGTTTTGTTTAAACCTGGTGTATCGGTGCAAACCCGCGAACTTAACCAATTACAAACAATACTTCAAAGCCAAATTGAAAAATTTGGCGATAACATTTTTAAATCAGGCACAATTCTTAGTGGTGTAAACTTCTCATATTTGCCTTCGTATTCTTTTGTAAAAATTCTTGACACACAAACAGACGGTCAACCTTCGTTGCCTTCGTCATATGTTGATTTTTTTGTTAAGACTGATTTAAATTTAACAGCACGTGTTATTAATTATCAGGATGGTCTGGAATCAAAGATACCAGATCTAAAAACACTATACCTGCAATACGTATCAAGCTCTGATGCCGATACCGCCAATTCAAATACATCGTATACAGCTTTTTCCCCTGGTCAAAACCTTACAGTGTTTAGTAAAGACTTTCCATTGTTTAAAGTCACTATTAACAATGGTGGTCTAGGTATAGCCAATGCTGACAGTGTTGTTGTTTTAAGTTCGATTACTGTAACAGGTAACACAGTTGCTTTTTCAAACGGTGAGACAATAACACAGTCAACGACTGGTGCCAAAGTAACTATTGCTTCAATTAATACGACAGCTGTTGCTAACACAATTATTCTTCAAGTTAAACCAAGAACAGTGGATTTAACAAACACATCCGTTACAGCAACAGGATGGACATTGTCCACAGGTTATAATGTCGTTGGTGGTACGAGTGGCGCTACTGCAAATGTAGTTACGTTGATTGGTAGCGGCGGCCAAGGTCTTATTACAACAGATACACAAGGTATTATTCAAACTATTACTCTTTCAAGCTCTGGTAACAATTACACATTCCTTCCTACTGTTTCTGTTAAAACAGCAAACACAACCGCAACAGTAGGTAGTCTTGACCTTGCACCACAGAATTTTAAAACTATTGTGACTGTTGCTAATGCAGCAGTAAATGCTATTGGCACTGGTTATGCGTTTGGTGTATCAGGTGGTACAATATACCAAAAGGGATATTTTCTTAAAGTTGATCCCCAAGTTGCTATCATCAGCAAATATACAACAACTCCTAACAATGTAGCTGTTGGATTTATTACAGGCGAATCGGTTGTAACTGCATTTGCTGATGAATCGCTTTATGATAACGCATCAAACACTACAAATTATGCAGCACCAGGTGCTGACCGTCTCAACTTAACACCTACTTTGACAGTTGTAACTGCTTCAGATATTGGTTCAAATGCTACGTTTCTTTCACTAGCTGAGTGGAAAGATGGCCAACCATTTAGAGAAAACAAGACCACCGTTTACTCAAACATTGGTGATGAAATGGCGCGCCGTACAAGAGAAGCACAAGGCAATTTTGTAATAAATCCTTTTGAAGTTAGCTCAAAAGAACTTTCAACAGCAAATACAACCCACATACAAGCAGTTGTTGATCCGGGCGCTGGTTACATTAATGGCTACCGTATTATTTCTGACTACAATACGTACTTGGATGTACCAAGAGCAAACACTGTTGAAACACAAACAAATAGAACAATTACCATTAACTATGGTAACTATGTAGTTATCAAAGAGCTGGCTGGTTTGTTTAGCTTCAAAGCTGGCGCTACCGTTGCTCTTTATAATACGGCTAAGAATTATATCACGAGCAGTACAATAGGTAGTGATACTAACATAACACCAGCGGGTAGCCAAATTGGTACAGCTCGTATGCGTTCATTGGTGCTTAATAGTGGTAGCCCAGGAACATCTTCATGTACATACCGTATGTATTTGTTTGACATACAGATGAATGCGGGTGTTTCATTTAGAAGTGTTCGTAGTCTTTATTTCAACGGTACAGAAGATGGTATTGCTGATGTGGAATTAACATATGATGCAACAACAGCTTCTAGTATTGCTGTTCTTGTTGACAAATCACTAGATCAAATGTTGTTTAGTGCTGGTCAGGCAGCTATTAGTTCAATACCTTCTTTGACATATCAATATAGAACAAGCTCCGATGCAGCATTGCAATTGACATCTGGTGGTACTCTTGCTATTGGTCCATTAGCTTCTGGTCTGACGTTTCCGTACAGTGATGGTGTTCTTTCTTCGACGAGCGAACGTGACTTTATTGTATTTCCTATTGCCAACACACAAGCTGCTGCAAACGCAACCGGTTCAATTGCAATAACAAGCACAAGCAACGTTGTTGTAGGCACATCAACGACATTTGCAACTGACTTTGTTGTTGGCGACTTCATTAAATTTATTAATAATGCCAATACAGCACAAACAGCTGTTAGACAATGTACCAACATTACAAACAGCACTTCTTTAAGTCTAAATGCCAACGTTGGTCTGACAGCAACAGCTAATGCTGTTATATTTTATCCAGCAATGTATCCTTTGGCTTTAGAAGGGCGCGCCGATAGAACTGTTACAATTTCAGGCTCAAGTAAAACCGCTACTATCAACCTTACCAAAGTG